ATGCCCGCTGTGCGGCTTCGTCTGGGAGAACGAGACCACCGAGGAAGAAGATGCGCTGGCCGATTTCGTGATGACCGAGATCGATCTGCTCAAGCGCTCCAACTTCCGCTGGTGTGACCTGTTCGGCTGCGACGACGCACTGATGGCGACTGGCTTCAACGCCTGGGGTGGCGTGTTCTTCCTGAACGGCCGCTGGCACGCCGTGGGCGGCGGTAAGGATCTGCAGCCCCGCTTGCTGGCCGTTGGCGACCGCACGGTTTGCATGGCCAAAGCCGATGACTGGCTGAACGACCGCGAGTCGGCTGACTCCGCGCACAAGACCCGGCGCTGGCTGAACGAGCCGCCTACGCCCAAGCAACTGCAGTATTTGCCGCAGGCACTGCGCGCTGACTTTGGCATGACGCGCTACCAGGCCTCGGCGCTGCTGTCCTTCCAGTTCAACAAGTCATCGATTCAGCGCCTCGTGGTGGCTGCCAATGATGCCCACCGGGAGGCCGCGTGACATGTGCAGTCTGCTCACGAAAGGCCAAGGGCTTCGGCTACTTCAATCCACGCCTGCCGCGCAGCGGCCCACGGCGCTACTCGGACCGATGGATGTTCTGCTCCATGCGCTGCCAGAACGCATTTTCACGACTCATGGAAAAGACCGGAGGTCACATGATCGACCCGAGTGACATGGAGCTGGCTGCTATGGCGTCCTGCCTGGCCCCGCTGGGTGAGTACGTGAGCTCCATCGGCATGCAGCGCCCCCTGGCGGACTACAGCAAAGACGAAGTGCTGATGCTGATCGACGTGGTCGTGACGGCCTACCAGGAACACATGCTTGTCGAGCACGAGCGGATGGCGGAGAAGGACCGCGCTTTTCTTGAGGAGCGATTCGCCCGCCAAGGCAAATCGGTTTCGACGGGGGTGCCGTTCTGATGCTGGACTTCAATCATCACCCCAAGATCCATGAGCAGATCGGCGTGCTCATCGATACCGCGCTGAGCGCCGAACGCGACAACCACCCCCGACGCAACTATCTCGGTGCGTCGATGTTGGGCGTTGCCTGCGAGCGCGCGCTGCAATACGAGTATCTCCAAACCCCTGTCGATGCTGGAAGGGAAATCCCGGGTCGCGTGTTGCGCATCTTCGAGGTGGGACACGCTCTCGAAGAGCTGGCCATTCGTTGGCTGCGCATGGCCGGATTCGATCTGTACACCCAAAAGGCCAGCGGCGGTCAGTTCGGCTTTTCCGTTGCAGGCGGCCGTATTCAAGGGCACGTCGATGGCGTCCTGAACGGCGGCCCCGCAGAGCTACGAATGAGCTATCCGGCCCTGTGGGAGTGCAAGACCATGAACGACAAATCCTGGCGGGACACGGTCAAGCACGGCGTCAGCAAATCCAAACCGGTTTATGCCGCGCAGATGGCCATCTATCAGGCCTACATGGAGGCCAGCGTTCCGGGCATCTCTGCGAACCCGGCGTTGTTCACCGCCATCAACAAGGACTCCGAAGAGATCTGGTTCGAGCTGGTGCCGTTCGACGGCGGCCTGGCGCAGCGTATGTCCGATCGCGCGGTTCGGGTCATCACGGCAACGGACAGCCAGGAACTCCTGCCGCGCCATGCGACCACGCCAACGCATGTCGAGTGCAAGTTCTGCCCCTGGCAGGACCGCTGTTGGAGTTCGACATGATGGCCGACAACATCATCTGGCTCGACTTCAATGACGCGCCCGAACAGCGCGACGAACTGACCTCCGACACCGATGCCTTGCGCGCAGGCTTGCTGGATCGACTTGAGGCCGTCCTCCACTACCTGTTTCCGCAGGGGCGCATCCGGGGTGGCAAGTTTTACGTCGGCGATGTCGATGGCAACCCGGGTAAGAGTCTGGTGGTTGAGCTGGACGGACCACGGCGAGGCCTGTGGAAAGACTTCTCCACCGACGAGGGCGGCGACATCATCGATCTGTGGGCGCGCTCGCAGGGCCGCTCCGCCCGCAGCGACTTCCCACGCATCGCTGGAGAGATCCGGCAGTGGCTCGGCATTGCGGCCCCGGTCGGCACGCCAATGCGCCGTGATGCTCGCAGCGTGCCGATGGACGACCTCGGTGCCTACACCGGCAAATGGGATTACCAGACTCCCGATGGCGAGCTGATCGCCTGCGTCTACCGGTATGACCCGCCGACAGGCAAAGAGTATCGCCCCTGGGATGTCCGCGCCCGCATGTCGCGCGCCCCCGACCCCAGGCCGCTCTACAACCAACCGGCCATCGCGAAAGCGCGAGAGGTCGTCCTGGTCGAAGGTGAAAAGTGTGCGGCTGCGTTGATCGCCTCCGGCATTGCAGCCACCACCGCAATGAACGGCGCCAAGGCACCAGTCGACAAAACCGACTGGCGTCCATTAGCCGGGAAATCCGTGGTCATCTGGCCGGACCGGGATGCACCCGGTTGGGACTACGCCGAGAGCGCGGCTCGCGCTTGCGTGGTGGCGGGCAGCGCATCCGTGGCCATTTTGGTGCCGCCGACCGACAAGCCGGCCAAGTGGGATGCCGCAGACGCTGTCGAAGAAGGCTTCGACTGCGCGGCATTCATCGCCCAGGGTGACCGACGGATCGTAAAGGCTGCGGCTCCTTCTCTGCCTACCTTCACGCTCGGCGAACTGCTCGACGATAACTCACCGCTGCCACCCGATCTGATCTCTCCGCGCGTGCTGACGCCGGCTGGCATGTTGGTGTTCGGCGGTGCGCCCAAGGTCGGCAAGAGCGACTTCCTGCTGTCTTGGTTGGCGCACATGGCGGCTGGCGCTGTATTCCTCGGCATGCAGCCACCCCGTCCGCTGCGCGTGTTCTACCTGCAGGCCGAGGTCCAGTACCACTACCTGCGCGAGCGCGTGAAGGATGTCCGCCTGCCGTCCCACCGGCTTCTGGACGCCCGCGCCAACTTCGTGGCCACACCGCAGTTGCGGCTGGTGCTCGATGACGCGGGACTGGCACAGGTGATCCCGGCGATCGCGCAGGCTTTCGGCGGCGAGCCTCCCGACATCATCGCCATCGATCCGATCCGCAATGTGTTCGACGGCGGCGACGCCGGCGGCGAGAACGATAACGGCGCCATGCTGTTCTTCCTGTCCCAGCGGGTGGAGCGCATTCGCCAGGCGGTCAATCCCGACGCTGGGATCATTCTTGCGCACCACACCCGGAAACTGGGCAAGAAGCAGTTTGAGGAGGACCCGTTTCAGGCACTGGCCGGCGCGGGAAGTCTGCGCGGCTACTACTCGACCGGGATGTTGTTGTTCAGGCCCGACGAGACCAGAACGACCCGCCAGCTGATCTTCGAGCTGCGCAATGGCGCGGGTATCCCGCAACGGCACGTCGACAAGATCAACGGCGAGTGGCGCGAGGTCGATGCCAACGAGCGGCTGGTGATGAAGGACTACGGCGAGCGCTTGGATGCCGAGCGCCGCCGCAAGCGCGACGCCATCCTTCAGATCTTGTTCGAGGAGGCCAGCAACGGGCGATGCTACACCGCCAATCAGTTCGCGGAGTCCTTCGAGGGCAAGGCAGGCCTGGGCGGCGAGCGCACCATCCGCGAACGCGTCTCCGCGCTCTCGACGCAGGGCTACATCAAATACTTCCGCAACGCTGCGGACTACGGTCTGCCGTCCAGCGGCCGCACCAAGTTCGGCTATCTCTGCGTCGAAGGCATGGTGCTGCGCATGCCTGCGGGCGATGTCGACACGGCCACCGGCGAGTTGCCGATGCGCGAGTACACGGTACTCCCGACCCATTACAAGTGCCCGCATTCCGGCGCCTCGATGCCTGTCGAGAACCCCGACGTGTGGGTCTACCACGACGAATTGAACGACCCGGAGGCCTCATGAACATTGCCCAATCGGCAGTTGGCAGCAGCGTTGCCAACTGCACTCACGTCCTTGCCAACTACACGCAGTTGGCAAACCCCTGCCAACTGGAATCCCTGGCAAATCAAGGCGCTGCCGGAATTACCCCGCAGTTGGCAGTTGGCAACGCTGCCAACTTGCCAACTGGCGCAAACCCGCGTGGTTGCTGGACTTTCTCGCGTTCTCCAGTTGGCGAAAACTCCCCCTCCTACTACGTAGGAGAGGGACCCGAAGGTCCCTCCACCCTACGTAGGGGGCTTGCCGGCCACCCCGGATCAGATCATCGGCGGCCATCCATGCCCTCGATCCTGGCACTGGATCTCGGCACCCAGACAGGCTGGGCGCTGCGCGACCGAGATGGCGCAGTGACCAGCGGATCGGAATCCTTCAAGCCGCAACGCTTCGAGGGTG